TAAAGGTCCTAACGATTTAGATAATATTATTTTTAAATTGCAAAAAAAAATTAAACAATTAAAAAAGAAATTAAAAAAATGATATTTAATTTAATAAAAAAATTTTCTTCTTGGCTAGACTATTGGATATGGAGACAGGAATTAAAAAGAAAGATTAAAAGAAATAAGAATGTTGATTAAATCAAATGAGCCTCAAGGCGATAGTCTTGAGTATGATTTAATTGAACAGGCTATTCAATTTTTAAAAGACCCAATAGGTAATACAGTTGAAATAGGAGTTAGAGATGGTTTTGCAAGTAAGCTTATAATAGATGCTTGGAGAAGACACCAAAAAAAACCACTAATACATTTAGGAATAGATCCTTATGGGGATATTCCATATAATGAATCTGATGCATCATTAGGTATTGATTACACAGGATATAACAATAAAATGAAGCAAGACATGTTAGTATACATGTCACATGGTTATCCAGAATTTAATTTAGTTAATTTAGAAGATACAGAATTCTTTGATAAGTTTTCAGATGGATATCCAATCTATAATAAAAAAAAGATATTAATTAATAAATATGATTTTGTTTTATTAGACGGTCCACACGATACACAGTCTATATTAAATGAAATGAAGTTCTTTATGAATAGATCTCCAGAACAACAATTAATTATGATAGATGATGTTAAATCATTTAATCTAAATCTTATAGAAGATGAAGTTAAATCATATGATTATTTTGTTTGCTATGAAGGTGAAAAAAAGGTAATGTTTAGTAACTTTATTAAAAAAGATGATTGATTACAATACAATTCAAGATATAAAAAAACTAATAAATAAGCGTTTAACCTTAATAAAGGATGAACTTTGCTATGGTATAGACACGCTTGATAAACTTCACTATGCTAGGGGTCAACTCAGAGCTTTAGAAACTCTGCTTCAGGATCTTAATGACCTGCTGAAACGGGAGAATAGTGAAGATGACGACGACAGTAACAACTGATATACCTTCTATACACGAAGGTTTAAAAGACGTTTACCAAGACAAGGAAGTGGTTGAGAAAGTTCTCAATCCAAATTCAATAGATAAATCTACTTTAGATAGAATGCCTCAGCCAACAGGCTGGAGACTTTTAGTCTTGCCTTATGCTGGGCCAGCTCAAACTAAAGGTGGAATTATACTATCTGATAATTCTAAAGACACAATCCAAATGACAACTGTTTGTGCCTATGTACTTAAAATGGGAAATCTTTGTTTTAGAGACAAAGATAAATTTCCATTAGGACCGTGGTGCAAAGAGGGTGAGTGGGTAATCTTTGGAAGATATGCAGGTAGCCGATTCAAAATAGAAGGAGGAGAAGTTAGAATTCTTAATGATGATGAAATCATTGCTAAGATAGATAACCCTTCCGATATTTTGCACATGTACTAATAGGAGGACAACATGGATGAACAAACAAAAAAACAACCAGAAGTAGAATTAGATCTAGATGATGTTAATGAAGCTTCGGTTGAATTAAAAGAAAAAGACGAACCTAAAAAAGCACCTAATTTAAATGTTGGGGAAGTTGATTTAGGATATACAAATCATGACAATAAATCTGAAAAAGATAAAATTGCCATTGAAGAAATAGAGGAACAACCTAAGGTTGAAGCTAAAGTTGAAACTAAAACTCAAGCTAAACCAGCAGGTGAGAATCTAGAAGAATATACTGAAAGCGTAAAAAAACGTATTGATAAATTAACTTATAAAATACGTGAAGCAGAAAGAAGAGAACAAGCTGCTTTAGAATATGCTAAAGGTTTACAGAAAAAATACTCAGATGCTGAATCTAAGTATATGGATGTAGACACAAACTATATTAAAGAATTTGACGCAAGAGTTGATGCTCAACGTGCTCAAGCTAAATCTAAGTTAAAGCTTGCTATTGAGTCTCAAGATGCGGAACAAATTGCTACTGCACAAGACGAACTAACAAGGTTGTCAGTTGAGAAGGAAAAGGCACGAATCGTTATGAGCGAACGTGAGGCAGCTAAGAAATCCTTTGATGAACAACAAAAGGCTCAACCTGTGCAAAAAGCACCTCAACAACCAATCATTCCAAGTACAAAAGCTAAGTCATGGGCTGAAAAAAATGAATGGTTTGGTAACGATAAGTACATGACAAACTCAGCATTTATGCTTCATGAAGACTTGGTAAGTCAGGGGTTTGACGCAGAGAGTGATGAGTATTATAATGAGGTAGATAAACGTATGCAGGATTTATATCCTCATAAGTTTGCTAAATCTCAGGAATCTGAGGTTACAGAGGAGAACAGGAAACCCGTCCAAACTGTTGCTTCTGCTGGTAGAAAACAATCAGGACGCAGAACCGTGAGACTCACCAAATCACAGGTGGCTATTGCTAAAAAATTAGGGGTGCCACTAGAAGAGTACGCTAAATACGTGAAGGAGGTATAATGAGCGATAAAATAAAAAATAGAACTTCACGCGAGTCCGAAGTAAGAAATAAGGATCTTCGTAAGAAGCCTTGGGCTCCACCGTCAAGTCTGGATGCACCTAAAGCACCAGCGGGTTTTGTTCACAGATGGATTAGAACAGAATCGCAGGGTTTTCAGGATACGGCAAACGTATCTAAAAAACTTAGAGAGGGTTGGGAATTTGTGAGATCTGAAGAAATTAAAAATTCTACAGGTGATCATGATTATCCAATAATCGCTGAGGGAAAATATGCTGGGTTAGTAGGGGTTGGCGGCCTTGTGTTGGCAAGGATACCTGAAGAGATTGTCAAAAGTCGTTCCGAGTATTTTAAAAGAATTACTCAGGATAGAATTAAGTCGATTGATGCTGATCTGATGAAGGAACAACGACCAGGGATGCCTATCAATATTGATAGACAATCTCGTGTAACTTTTGGTGGGGGACGTAAGTCATAATTTTTTGGCAAAGGTCAACTACTGTAAATTAATATAAACAAAACGGAGTATAAAAAATGGCAAACGTACTAGAAAAATTTGGTCTTAGACCATCTAGACAATTAAATGGCAGTCCATTTATTAACGCTCAGAACAGATATAGAATTGCAGCAAACAATACTACTGCGATTTTCCAAGGAGATTTGGTTATACCAACTACTTCTGGAAACATCACAAGATATGTTGCTGGAACTTCTAACGCTGTTGTAGGTGTTTTTAATGGTTGTTTTTATACAGATCCAACAACTCAAAAACCAACTTGGAAAAATTATTATCCAGCAAGCACAAACGCTTCAGACATCACTGCGTTTGTAATTGATGGTCCACAGACGGTTTATGAAATTAATGCGAACTTATCGTTCGTAGTTGCGGATTTGTTTCAAAACTATTCAGTAACTAACGTATCTGGAAGCACACAAACTGGAATATCGCAAGTTCAATTAGACGTTGCGACTTCAGGAACTGCTTCTACATTCGTAGTTCAGGCGATTGATATTTCTCAAGATATTACTAATAGCGATCTGACAACGTCAGGTGCAAATATCTTGGTTAGAATTAGCAATCATTTCTATAATCAAGGAACAGGACTATAATAGGAGAATAAACTATGGCTATATCACGTTCACAACTAGTTAAAGAACTAGAGCCAGGATTGAATGCACTATTCGGCCTGGAATATAACAGATACGACAACGAACACGCAGAGATCTTTACATCTGAATCTTCAGACAGAGCTTTTGAAGAAGAAGTAATGTTAACAGGTTTTGCGGGTGCGGCTATCAAACAAGAAGGTGCGGGAGTGCAGTTCGATCAAGCTTCTGAAGCCTACACTTCAAGATACACTCATAATACAATTGCTTTAGCATTTGCTATTACTGAGGAAGCTATTGAAGATAACTTGTACGATAGATTAGCTTCTAGATACACTAGAGCTTTAGCTCGTTCAATGTCACAAACTAAACAAACAATAGCAGCGAACATTTTGAATAATGGTTTCGATTCTAATTACACAGGAGGCGACGGAGTTCAGCTTTTAGCTAACAACCATCCTCTTGCTAACGGATCAACATTTTCAAACATTTTAGCAACTGCAGCGGATCTTAACGAAACTTCTTTAGAACAATCGTTAATTGACATTGCAGGATTCGTAGATGAAAGAGGATTGAAAATCGCTCTTCAAGGTAGAAAATTGATTATTCCAAAAGAATTACAATTTACTGCTGAGAGAGTATTAAGATCTCCTTTATCAACAAATCAAACTGGTAACTTCGCTAAGAATGATATCAATGCTATTTTGAATATGGGAATGGTTCCTGAAGGTTATAGAGTTAATCACTTCTTAACTGACACGGATGCATTTTTCCTTATTACTGACGCTCCTAACGGATTGAAAAATTTCGTTAGAAGTCCAATCAAAACTGCCATTGAAGGCGATTTTGACACTGGTAACGTTAGATTCAAAGCTAGAGAAAGATACAGCTTCGGTTGGTCTGACCCTAGAGGAATCTTCGGAACTCCAGGAGCGGCTTAATAATTTAAGTCTTTTCGTAAAAAGGGGCCAAGGTTTACTTTGGCCCCTTTTTCTTTTATAATCATAAATAATTTACACAAGGAGTAAAAATGAAATCAGATGTAAAACCAGTCATATGTACAAGCGGAGAAACTAGTAAAGTATTATTTGCTGGTCCTACAAGACTTAGAGGTCTTATGATTCAGTCTACTGGTGTTGCTGGAATAGCATTTATTAATGGTTTAGCAAATGCAACTACTGTTAGTTCTTCAACTAATACAGAAGTTTATCTTGCAGTTGCAGTAGGTGCAGGTCAAACTGAAACTTTAAATCTTCCAGAAGATGGTGTTTTATATGCAGCTAGAGGCGGTAAATTTATCGTTGATGGTATTGGTGTAACAGGCAATACTAGTGCATTAAATATTACATTATTTATAGATAAATAAAAATGTCTGGCTTCGGCGTTCAAAAGCGAGGAACAGGTAAAGCTGTTAAGAAAATGTCTTTGGGTGGAGCTTTAGCTATTAAATCTGGAGCTTATCAAGGTAAGCCAGGAGACTACGAACAAAAATATTATACACAATCTTTATTTCCACAAGCAACTCAATCAGCAGGATATGTAGCACCTCCTGAAACAGAAAAAAAACAAGAAGAAAAAAAAGAAGGAATGGCTAGAGGTGGCGATGTACAACCTCCTAAAAATAAAAAATATTATAGAGATACAAAATCTGGTGCTGGAATGACAGAAGCTGGAGTTAAAAGATATAGAAGAGAAAATCCAGGTTCAAAGTTATCCACAGCTGTAACTGGTAAAGTTAAACCAGGTAGTAAATCAGCTAAAAGAAGAAAATCATTTTGTGCAAGATCTGCTGGACAAGCTAAAATGTTTCCAGAAGCTGCTAAAAACCCTAATTCTAGATTAAGACAAGCGAGAAGAAGATGGAAATGTTAATTTCTTGCAATGTCTTATTTAAATGCTAACATACCTCCAATTTATTGTAAAATAAGAAAGGAATATTTATATGACTTACGAGAACATCAAGGAGAAACTGAAGATTGTGTGGTCTTTGCTATTGCAAGCATTCCAGGGCGTGCAATCTTATTTCATGCTTTACTTACGAATGGTGCAATATATTGGAGGCTTCCTAT